CTTCTCTCATTTTTGCAGAAACATTCTTGGTATCATTGAAACCACGAGTTTCCGCTCGTATCCATCGATGTTTAAAGCCATCTGGTGCGGGTGGTGCATCCAGCATGGATGGTGGAGCCCACGGCTTACGCTGTGCCGCCTTCTCTCTTGTTTGTGTTGCGCGAGGAGTTCTTTTAATAGAACCTTCAAACAGTTCGTCTTGTTTTTCCATTATTTTAATCCTTAACGTATTTTGCGTATTGTTCTAAACTAACTCCAAGTTTTTTCGCCATAGCGACTTGCCTTTGAGTTAACCTAACCTTATTCCCACTACTGCGCCCAGTGCCTGCGGACCTATTTACAGAAGCAACCGTCTGGGCGGGCCGCCTACTCTGAGTTCCGTCTTTAAACTTATGAGGAAACTCTTCCTGCATTCGTTTATCTAATGTATTGTAGTACTCATCACTCTTCGGGTCAATACCTTCTTGTTCTACAATTTCTTTATGTATTCCAAAGGCTGCATAAGTCATGGCACTATCTTCACCAAACCAATCATTCTTCTGCGCCCAGTTTTCCGCTTTAGGATCTGGTCTGGCAGGAGCTTGTGGCTGTGATCGTTGCTGTGGCTGTTGTACGGGCTGTTGTTGTCTTCTCTCGTTAGCCGCTTTGGCCTGAGCTGCTCTGTCCGCTTCGACCGCTAACTGTGTCATTCTTCTTTGAGCCGTAACAGCTGCTTCGGTGTCACCTATTTCCATAGCGCTTCTTAAAGACGCTTCAGTTTGGGACAATTCTGATTCTACACGACCGCTATATTGGTCAACGTAGCTATTATCCATTTGATTAAGTCTTTGAGATAAATCTTGGTTTTCTTTAGCTTTTAATTGTGCAAACCGAGTAGCCTCTTCAGCGCTTTTCTCAGCTTCGCGCATTTTCTTGTTAAGACGATTAATTCTTTTTTGAGTTTGGTTCTCACTTTTTTTAAACTCATCATCCGCTTCTGTAGAGCTAATCTCCACTCCATCCGCAGCATCTTGAATCGGTTCTTCGATAGTGACTTCAATATCTGGGCCATCGTTATCCCCTATGTCTAAGTCTAGTTCAGCTTGTGCTTCTTTTCCACTCATATCTACCTCTTAATAATGTAAAATGTCTTCAGGGTCCATAATTTTCGCTAATATTTCATCGTCATTTAAAATTCTGACTTCTCCGCCATCTATTTTAAAACGTGAACCAGCGTATCGGGCAAACATTACCCAATCTTTTTCTGCACACCAAGCGCCTGCAGGAAATTTCTCTTTATCTCTATAGGCCAAAGACCCAACTTTTAAAACATAACCCACTTGCGTGGATATCTGACCCTCTTCCACCAGTTTATCAGGTAATAAAATACCGCCTTCGGTTTTACCCTTACCTCTGTACGGAAGTATCAATATTCTCCAACCCGTAGGCTGAGGCATTCTTTCAATTAAACTTTGATCTATTAAACTAGGATCTAAAACCCTGTCTTTAGGATCTACATACTTTCCTTCTAATTCTGTGGCGGCTTCTTCCATTTAAACTTCCTCTTGTTCACGTTTGTCTAAGAGATTTTTTATTTCTGTTTCAATATACCCTAAAGCTTCAAGTCCACCCATTAGTTCTTTGTAATGTTCCATGTTTTTTACGCTGTTAAACTCTAAAGCACCAAGAATAATCTCTCTTCGTTCTTTTATAAGCCTAAAGACAGCCTGTGCAAGATAAATCTCATTCATTTATATAAAAACCTCATATAATCTGATTCTATCCTATATATTCGCATTACTTAGTCAAGCTGTGTTTACTTTTTATTCCAAGAACGTGCTTGCGATAAAAGAAATTTCCGATTTTGTTAAAAAACTTAAAGAGTTCTAGATTTATTCTTGTCATTTCTTTTTCTTTACCAATTTAGTTAAGGTTTTAGCTTGTCCAGCGTGAAGCTTAGAAGCTTTATTAAGACCCGTAATTACTTTCTTCACGGTTTTTACGTTTTTCTTTTTCATCATTTTGTTAATCCTTTATACTTTTCAAAACTGCGAAGTCCGCCCAATCCGAGCATTCCCATTAAAACCGTCATAAGTGAGCCCATATCAAATGTAGGCAATTCAGGTATAATCACGTTTAAATAAGCACACACAAACAAAGTAACGGGTGCTAGGACAAAATGCCAACAAAGAGCAATTCCACACGTCCAACCAATAAAGGGCCTCCATCCGCTTACAAAGATGGATTTGTGCTGTGCTTCGGCCTTGTTTATTTCTATCTGTCCTTTAGCAAGTTCTTGTGCATGGCTCTCGGCCATGGTGGCCACTTCGTGTGCCAGCTTGTTCTTCATGTCCTTATCTTCTATGAATTTTCCAAGAAGATTAGAAACGGGTCCAATTAGGGCTGTTAGCATATTGTTCTCCTTAATATATTTTTACACTCTTAGGATCTATGGTAGGTATTAACTTACACATACATTGGTAAATTTGTTCTTTTTTGCCTTTAAATATAGTTTGATTGTGCAATCTATTCTTATAAGACAAACAATTATTAATATCTTTAAAGTATATTCCTTCCATAGTAGCACCTAAATAACAGACTAGCATAAATGCTGTCACTTTTTACTCATCCAAGCAGTCGTACCCATATAAGCACCAACAATACCAGCGCCAGATAAATAAAATAAATTGCTGATATCTGATAAAGCATTAATTCTCTCCACACTCATAAAAGGCATAAACATCATAAACGTAAAAACACCCATTGCTATTAAAGTGGCTCTTGCCATTCTTAATTGTGCTAGTTGTTTTCTTAGTAAAGTTTCGGTTTCCTTCATGGCTTTAGCCGTCTCCAGCTCCTCGTCCGTGACAATGCCGTCTCCGTCTAGATCAAAATCATTATATTTGCTATTGTTTTGAAGTGTTTTTTTCATAGGATTCTTTTATCTCCTCTATTGTTCGGCTGCATCCCACACAAACCTTCTTCTCGTCTAATCTACAAAGACCTACACAAACGCTTTTTGACATTATAGAAACTCTTTATAGTATTCTGAATTAGGAGCAAACACTTCTCCGCCATCTTTCATTTTTTTAGTTAGTAGATCTCCACGACCATTTTGGATATAAAATTGTTCTAAACTCATTGTGTCAGAAGCAGGGCCATCAAAAAATTCATTCCTCAAATCTTTTTCCGTTCTTTTGTCACCTTTTTTAGCCATTTGGACCCCCTTGGTTTTTACCTTGTTGTTTTAATAGTTCTCTATCCATCGCTGAATCTATTCTAGCTTGAGTTACCTTCTCCTGACTTTGTAGTCTCTGTTGGAACTGATCGTCTCTCTGCTGAACCTTCTTCTCTTCTAAACCAAGTTTGGCTTGATCCACTTGAGAATCATTCTGTTCCGCCTGAGACTTAATCTGTAACTCCTGCTCTTTTAATTGTATTAGAGGATCAGGACCCTGACCGCTAAGTTGTCCGCTTAACGCTTTCAGCTGCGACATACCTTCTGCAACGTATTGCGCCGTCTTAGCTTCCATGTCTATCATCTGCTCTTCGGACACAGCCTGACCACCGCCCGCTTGTATCAAGTCAACCGCAGCTCTTTCACGAGCTCCAATCTTAACGTGTTCCATTATGTGTTTCTGCAAAGCAACCGCCATGGGAGGAGACTGAGCTACCAAAGGTGTGGATCCAAATACCATGTGAGCCATAATGTGAGCTTCATGCGATTGACCTTCAAAAGCCACAAGCTTTATCTGATCCAAGACATCAATGTTTTCCTGCGCTGGATCTTTAGGTACAGCTTCGGGCTCTGGTGTTCTTTTCAAAACCCTGTCAATATCTCTTACGCCCAAGGCCTCATACATATCCCTAAACACTTCATACATGTTGTGCATGTCAGGAGCTGACGTAGCTAACTGCATCTTGGTTTGCGCCAAAGATATTCTTTGAGCCTGACTAAACACATTAGGGTTAGACACAGGTAATACATCAACCCTATCGTCAAAGTCCTGTCTTCTTATATTACCATCTACGCCTGTGATGCTATAAGGATACTCGTCCGGTAAAAACTCAGACATAACCTTAGATAACAACTTAAACTCTAACTTCATGGCGTAATGTAATCGTTTGTGAACCGCCGACATAACCCGTGAGCCCTGTTCCAACATCGCTATCGTAGTGCCTACGGCGGCTTGTTGATTTCCATCGCCCACTTTTAAGTCAGTAATGGTAGCGAATCGCTGTCCAGCATCAACCACAAATCCTAGAAGTTGCATAAGCGTTTGATCGGGACCCTTAAAAGGTAGAGGCATTAAGCTGGCTTTTATATCACCACCCGGAGCGTCCACATCTCTAAATTCACCCGGTTGTAGTGGCTCATCATCATCCCTGATCCGTAGACCGCGGGCCTTAAATCCTGCTGGAAGATTAGATAATGTACCAGCATCAATCAACTGCCTTAATGCAGCAGTCGCGGTTCGCGATAATCCACCTATAGTGTGTATCAATCCTAGACCATAGAAGCCGAAGCCCGGAAGAAACTTATAATGTACAAAATATTGTATCTTTTTCTTCTTAGGATCATCTTCTCTATAGTTCCTGCGAATCGCCAGTATCTTTCCGTTATCTTGTGATATGGTGACAAGATAAGGTACCTTGATGCCTGTAGGCTCACCGTCCTCGCCGAGCTCTTCATATCCTTCAAGATCCAAGTCAACATGACATTCTAATAACGTACAATCGTAATCAATCTGAGAAGGATACATGCCGTCAATACGTTCTATTTCATCACTTAGACTACCTGATTCGCTTTGAGCTGGAATAACAGGCATGTCTTTATAAAAGCCTGATACCTGTCTTTTTCTAAGATCATTTAAACTTAACTTTAAAACTTGTGTTATATTAGGACACGTTTCTAAACCAGAGGTGTTGTAAGGAACAACAAGATTCTCAGCCGGAACAAACTTACTCACCGCTCGATCTAAGTTCTCATCAAAATACACTTTCTTAAACGTACTACCCGCAAGAGGTAAGAAGAATAACATCTGATCTAACTCAGGAGTGTACTCCTCCATTTCACAAGTAATGTAATAATTCATAAACTCCTTTACGCGTTGAGCTTGATCCTCTTTCTCAGGAGTACTAGATCCAAGCACGGTTGTTCGCACGGGTCCAGAAGGTGGCAACAATTCATTAAACGCTTGAGCTTGGAACTGCGTTGCGGACTCGGCAAGC